TAGCTGACTATATCGGTAATTTGTATGAAGTCCTGTTATATGTTTTTAATCACAAACTAAACAATATACAATATGTTGTACCTGTAACTTTCTCTCAAGATGTAGAAGGTACTGAAGTAAAGGTTGATACACTAGGTAATAAAGTACAAGAAGATAAAAAATTCAATACAGAGGATTTACTCGGGTAGTTCTTGTGTATCTACATTTATTACATCTTTACCGTCTATAAGTTTTTTTAAAACATCTTCACGAGATATTTTTAATTTATGCTCTTGCTCACTATCTTGTAATACCTGCTTAGACTGAATATCCATATGCTTTACTTGTATTTGAGTTTGAGATTTCTTATCCTGGGTTACAAGTTTATTGAGAGTTTCTATTGCCCCAGTAGATGCTTTAATTAACTCAGCTAAAGAAGATACGTTATCTGAATCCGGAACATGAAAAACAACTTCTTTCATATTGTTAATCATTTCCATACTATCCTGAATAAGTTTTGCAGATTGGTCTATAATAAACTGTTCGACCTTTTCTTTTTCTAAAGGCTCTAACTCTTGTTTATTAATTATCTGTTTTGCTTCTTTTGGAATTTCTTTAAGCTGTGCTATAATATCGTTAGCTTCATCCATAGGAGTATTTAAGAGAGGATAACTAAAATAACAACTTGATTACTGTTTAGGAAAATATATAATAGATTTTGATATGAGTGATAACAGTAATACTAAATGGGTTTCTAACTGGCAGAGTTCTCCAGCTTGTGAAATTAAATTTAAGAAAACAAATGACGATGCAATCCTTCCTCGCAAAGCGCATCCAGACTCTAAAACTGGAGATACTGGTTATGATTTATTTGCTGTGGAAGATACTTCTATTCCTGCAAAAGGTAGTGCTGTAGTACCAGTGGGTCTAACTCTTGCAGATATTACTCCTGGTTATTGGTTTAGAATTGAACCTCGGTCTGGTCTTGGTTTTAAGCATAGTCTACAACCCCATCTAGGAGTAATTGATAATCCTTACAGAGGTGATCTCGGGGTTAAGCTTTATAACTTTGGAGATAAAGATGTAATTATACCTAAGAGTTCTGGAGTAGCTCAAATTGCTGTATACCAAAATATTGACAGCGCAGTATCATTTACTGATGAAGTATCTGATACAGATCGCGGTGAAGATGGTTTTGGTTCAACAGGAGGAGCATAATGGATATTACTGACATCTGGGTAGAGAGATATAGGCCAACTACATTAGATGATATTGTACTCTCTGATGATAAGAGAGCTTATTTCAATCGAGTTAAAGAAACAAGTAACCTACCTAACTTACTATTAGTTGGATCACCAGGTGTTGGTAAGACAACTCTTGCTAAAGTTATTGTTAGTGATATTCTTGAAGCTCAATATCTATATATCAACGCTTCAGATGAAAATGGTATTGATACTATTAGGACTAAAGTTCTAAACTTCGCACAAACTCAAAGTATATTTGGTACTACTAAAATTATTGTACTAGATGAGTGCGATGGTCTAAGTTTAGATGCGCAGAAAGCATTACGTAATAGTATGGAAGAGTATCACGATATTGCTAGATTTGTACTTACTGCAAATTATCAGCATAAGATTATTCCTGCTCTACAATCCAGATGTCATGTATTTCTATTCAATCCCCCTAAAGAAGAGTACATTAAGAGAGTACTACATGTTATAAGTCAGGAGAAGGTAGATATTGATAAAACTAACTTAACTGAGATCATTAATAAGTCTTATCCTGATTTACGCAAATGTATCAATACTATTCAGAAGTATACTATTACCGGTAAGCAATCAAGTAATATTATATCAGCAGAGAACGTTGTAGACAAGTGTCTCTCGTTAGTTAAGAGTAATGACATGTACAAAGTACGTAAGCATATAATCGAAAGCGAGAGCGCGTTTGGAAATGATTATGATACTCTGTTTAAAGTATTATTTGATGCTTTATATTCTAATAAACTAAAGCTATCAGACCAAAAAAACAGAGACTGTATGATTACAGTCTCTGAATACTTTTATAGGAATAATATCGTTATTGATAAAGAGATTAACTTCTATACCTGTTTGATTGAATTAGCTAGGCAAGTAGTTTGAAGTATAGCTTTTTTCCTCAGTAGCTAACTTATAATCTCCACCTTCAAGCTTAGAGCTATTACCGATTTCAACTTTTTGATCAGTAACTGGCTCTGGCTTGTTGTTAATCTTTTCTTCTTTTTCATTGGTCTTATCTGTTCTGGTACCTCTGTGTACATCTCCCTTTTCATCGAATTCAATTAATTCAATAGGTATAGATAGAGCATTATTATAAAAACCTGGAGCTTCTTCAACAGTAATATCAGCAATAAACTCTTTTGACCCAAGTGCATTAGTCTCATACTGAGTAGACTTTATAGCACTGAAGAGGATGAATTTACCTGCTTCCTGTAATTGAATAATATTATCTACGTAACCCTTCCTGGCTTCGTCTAAGTTTTTATACCAGTCGGAGCTTTTTACATTAGAACGTATTTTTACGTAATCTCCGGGAATAGCGCTAGTCTTCTCATAGCGTTGGTATACCTCTTCGTATATTTCGTTAAATTTTCCCATTTTAATTATTTATGCTTTTTGTTTTATTATTAAATAATTAAAATGGCTATAAATCTAGATTTTTTATCAGACCAATCTACTAAAGATCGAGCGCAGAAATACGTATACGCAGATCTACATTTGGATTTTAAGTTACAATCATCATTATCTAATAACTATCTCAGTGATCCTGGTACTCAATTAAAGGATGTTAATATAGATTATGATGTTAGAGCAATAGAAACATCTATAAGAAATATTTTCAACACTAAACCAGGTGAAAAGATTCTTAATCCTGCTTTTGGTCTAGATTTGAGTCAATATCTATTTGAACCTATTTCAGAAGAAACAGCAAGAGAGATAGGTAATGCTGTTTTAGAACAATTACCCCTATACGAACCTAGAGTAATTTTAAACTCTATAGATATAGTAGCAAAAGAGAATAATAATGAATACATTGTAACTATGAGTATTACTGTTCCGGAATTAAATAATTTATACACAGATATAAAAGGAGTATTAGATACTCAAGGATTTAGATACAACTGATTATGGCAGATATTACAGAATTTAATTTACCAGTTAATAGCTATGCATCTTTTGATGCTCAGAGCATGCGAGATCTTATTATTGATAGACTTAATAATAATAGCTCAATTTCATTTACTGATCAGAATTTCGAGGGAAGTAATCTTAACGCAGTAATTGATATAGTTTCATATTCCTTTCACACTCTACTATTCTATCTTAATCAAACAAGTTCTGAGAGCTCATTTTCTGATGCTCAATTATACGAAAATATGAATCGTATAGTTAAACTCATTGATTATAAACCGATTGGCAAACAAACAGCTATTGCTCCTATGGTTTTGAAGGGATCAAGTAACTTATCTACAGGATATTATACTATACCTAAATTTTCATTTACTACTGCTAACGGAAAGACCTATTCTAGCAATCGTAATATAACATTCCGTAAAACAACCGCAGCAACAGAAACCCTATCAGCTATAGATAATACATTATTCTATGAAGGTAAATATAGAGAGTACCCTAACGTAGCTGCTATTGGAGAGGACTTTGAGGTAGTAAATTTATTACCTGGTAATAACATTAAGGTAGATCATTTTAGCGTTACTGTATTCGTACAGGAAACAGATGGCGATGAGACTAAATGGTATGAGTATAATAGAGTACCTTCATTATATTTAAGTAACTCAAACGATAGGGTTTTTGAATGTAGGTTAAATCAGAATAAAAACTACGAAATTAAATTCGGTAATAATATAAATGGTAAGAGACTTACAGCTGGTAATACAATAGCAGTTTATTATATATCTTCTACTGGTTCAGAGGGTGAGATATCTCAAAATAATTTTAGCGACTCTACTCTTAATGTATTCAATACAACAAAATATGATCAAATATTCGCTGATACAAAAGATAAAACACTAACTTATCTAACTGTTGATCAAAGTACAGAAGTAACTGCTACTAATAATGAAGCTAGTACTAGTTTTAGTGAAGAAGAAACTGTAGAAGAGATTAGAAGTAACGCGCCTAAGTTTTTCAGTTCAGAATATAAATTAATAACTAAACCTGATTATGAAAACTATGTTACTCGTAATTTTAGGAATTTAATATATGACGTTAAAGCAAGTAATAATTCTGATTATGTCAATATTTTTCAGAAGTATATTAAAGATGATTTAGGTTTATCAGATTATACAGGTTATAATAATGCATTATTCAATCAGTATGAGTATTCAGATAGTTTTAATGTCAATAATTTATACTTAACTATCATACCTAAATTTAAAAAGAGTAACTCGGTTGTTACTAGGTCAAATTATATGTCACCAGCTTTAAAAAATGAGATTATATTTCAATTAAGGAAGTACAAACTTATGAATGGTGAAATTTCATTTATTGATCCTGTTTATTTAAATATTGATTTTATAGCAAAGAGTTCTAATGAACCAAATATATTAGAATATACAGATTATACTAAGTTAGTAATTCAGAGAAATAATAATGTTATTATAAATGATAACACTATAAAGAATAAAGTTGCTACAATACTTAAGAATTATTTCGACACTGCTAAACTAGGTAAAACTATAGATATACAAACCTTAAACTCTGATATAGCAAGCTTAGAGGGTGTAGAGAGTTTATATACATATAGAGAAGATACAGGTATAAGTAGAAATGGTATTAATCTAGCTGTGTATAATCCAATTTATAATGGCAGAGATTTAAAGATTATAGATTCTAATCTCAACTTAAAATATTTCCAAATACCTTATATAGAAGATTTTGAAGCGTTAAAAGATAAAATTATAGTTGAATCAGTAGCTAAATCAAAAACAGTAATTGAATATTAATGTCTACATCTAGTCAAAATTCAGGTTGTATAAATAGGGTTACTATACC